TCTTTAAAGCCTCGGACGGCTTGTCCGTCTGCTTGAGAGAAAAAAGGGCGCATGTATACGCCCGAAGCTACGTCGTAGATTGTGTATGCGTTGAGTTTCATTTTTTATCCTTTTGAATATTTATCTGGTTTGCCATGGCCAAATGACAGACTTTTCAGTTGTTTCTCGAATTTGCAATGATCGCAAATCCATCCGTCTTCCCAATAGTGGGACATCGCCCTGGAACAATCAGGGCATTTGAGTTCGTATGGTTTATTTTCCATTTTCGTAGCCTCTTTTGAGTGTTTTTATCTGTGCTTTTTTTACTTTATATTTATCCTCTAGTCTTCGTAGAGTGAAGTCTTCGGCGTGTTCGGTATGGAACCGTGCACGCTTTTTCTTAATCTCTCTGTAGGTGTCTTCGTCGTATTTTTTAAGTAGTGAGTCATAGTATTTAGGTACGCTTTTATAGACGCCTCGTCCGGGTACCGGACATTCGTCTGACGGGAAAAAGTCCGTCTTGTATTTTTGATAGAAGTCATGGCCTATTCCCGGTTTAAGTGACATCGTCACGTATTCTGGTTCCAGCTTATACAGCTCGCCTGTTTCGGTATTAACTCGTCCGTAGTGGTCTTCGGCTCGTATGCCGGTTACTTTTTTCATGATGTACCTGGCAGTGTAGGCCGCTGTCTCGTATGTGAGTTCGCCGAGGGTGCAAAAGCCTTTGCCCCATATCTGAGCTAGCGTATCGCTGGTGTAGGTAATTATTCCTTCCTGATCTTTGTACGGTTCTTTGTCATCGAAGTCGATGCCAAATAGGCAGGCGTGGTAGTGCGGCCTGCTGAGTTTTTCTCCGTATTCTCCACAGTGGAAATACCGGATCTTAGTATCTTTGTAGCGCCTCCTGAGTCGCTTCATAAATTTTTGGAAGTGTTCTCTGTTCAAGCTGCCGTCTCGCGGCAGGTGTTTTGGGTCGTAGGTCAGCGTTACGAAGGTATTCTCTTCGTGCATTTCCGCTTCGTGTACACAGCGCGCTGCCCATTCTTTTGATTTGTCGATCCGACATCCCATGCATTGTCCGCATGCTACGTCGATCGCTTTCCCGGCGTCGTGCATTCGTTTAAATACGATGCCGTGTTCCGGGTGCTCAAAACCTTTAAGCGGGCTGTAGCATGTCATTGCTCATGAACTTCTTACGTACTTGTTCCAGCAATGAACGCACCACCATTTAGCGGTGCGTTTTTGGACGTTCGTCCATTCTCCACATGCGTGACAGGAAGGTCTGCTCACAGCCTGATGCCGCCGCGCGCCATATAGCGGTTTTTCGGGTGCTCCTTCATGACGCCTTTAGCGAACATTTTGCTGGAGCGTGATTTGCTTAACTTTCGTCGTTTGCGCATTTTCTTTCCCTTCGGTCAGTTTTGTTGTTGTCCCCTATGAACGGGGACCGGTGACTAACCCATTTTAGTTGGTTGGGTGTCACCTGTGCAGTATACATCAAGTAAAGGATACTGCACGGGGTCCGTGGAGGCCTCCAGCGGAGGCTTTTCTCACGGTGTAGGCTCCGGGTCTGCCGGAGCGGGTTCCGGCTCTACCGGGGGATTTGAGCCGGTTGGACGGACGTTTGGCAACTGAGTGCCGGGTTTTGCTAGCTCTGGCAGTTTCTCTGCCAGTTTGTCGCTGTTTTCTGGATCGTTAACGAATTCGAAGAATCGTTCAGGGCTGTTCGAGAATTCTCTCCGGACTTCGGCCGGGAGCTGTTCGAACATGCTGTTGGCTCTCGCGATCTGATTTTGAGCCGATTGGAAATCAAATCCGGTGAGGTCGCCGTATTGTCCTCCCCACTGTTCCAGGTGGGAAAGGGTTCCGCTGCGGGCATGCCTTGCGATTATTTTGTTGACATCGGTCTGATCCTTAAAGGATTGTTTGGTTCGACCGTCTGAGTAGTCTTTTGCGATTTCCGTGAATCTGACGCCTTCGTCGTTTGTCATGAAGCTCATTTCATTGTCTCCTGGCGTTCTCTGAACGCTTTAATTTTTTCTGGATTGGCCATTGCCCATCTTAGTCTTTGCTCATCGCTCATGGGTGGTAAGTCCATTTGCTTTGTTACTTTGATCAGTTCGCGGCGTGCGGTTGCTTCGCTGACATTTACGCTTGCTGCTATATCGCCAAGTTTTTGCGCCATTTGGCTAGCGCTTCTATTTAGTCCTTTAGCAAAGTCTTTGCTTGGTTTCGTTACATCGTTCCACAGGCCTGCTAAGCCGCCTTTCTTTATTTTGTCAAAGTTTGATTTACCTTCGGTTATTGCGTCAGTTACTCCGCTAAATACCGTTTCCTTCGGACCAAGTATTGCCGTCTCTGCTTTCGTCTTTGCTGTTTGAGCGTTGATATTTGCTATCTGTGCCGCAACGAGTCCTGAATTGCTTACAGCTTCGCCGAGCTGTTTTTTTGTGTTCTCCATTCTTGCTACGTTACCGGCAGGTGTTGAAGCTGGCGATCCTAACGCCAGTATTCTATTGAGTCCTGCTTTTTGTAAGTCTGCAGCTGATCGTTGATAGGCCGTGTTTGACATTCTTTCTTGCCATTCGCGGTTTTCCCTGGCAAGTCGTGCGTTTGCCTGGTTGGCGGAGGACTGTCCAGATTGCCCGAACAGCCCTCCAATTACGTTTCCGGCTAGCCCTGCTAGAGCGCCCCATGGTGCTGCCATGTTTGCCTCCTAAAAGTGGTCGATTGAACCGGGTACACCGTACAGCGGTAATGGTCTTGCTGCTTTAATGTCGTGCCACACATCTGCGATGAAGTGCGGCTCTGTAGTTACAGCGATTGCTCTGTCCAGTGGTGTTCCGGTATTACTTTCTATAAACGTATCTCCCAATGTTGGCAACGAAGCGAAATCTTCGCTGAGATTCCAGGCTGCCAACGTACTCGTGGCATCCGGCCTCATAAGTCCGGTGAGCTTACTGCTCTGGAATCGATATTCGTTATACCGTCCTGTGTAGCCGAACACCAGTTGGTCGTTTGCACTTCCGTCCGCCCAAATTTCTTGGTTTAGAATTGCTTGTTCGCCGATATTACTCAAGACCGGATAATAAAAATCATAACGTGTGGATTTGCTCCAATACCGATCTATGCCCTGGGAATAAGTGATATCACCTCTTGCGTTCATTAACGAAATAATTACGCCATGCTCGACAAACGATTTCGTAAAACTATGCTCGCCTACGCTATAGCCATAACCCGCGAGCGAGCCTTTTACGTTTGTTGCCGTTGGGCTTGTTGCTTGTTGCGTCTGCGGCACCGGTGTAATACCCACCGTCTGCGTTCCGCCGCCCAGGTAAACTGGTCTTTGAGCGGTATAGTCCGGGAACGTTACGCCCCAGTGTGCTTTAAGTGTTTCTACGTATCGGGTACCTGATCGTGCATCCCTTTCAAGCAGTCTTTGTGTTTGGAATGCCAGGCGAAGTTCGTTGATGGTTGCTGCTGTAGCTGTTGTTAAGTCGGCGTACATGTGAGTTGACTCTGTTGCCCATTCGTTCGGGCCAACCGTTAGAACGGTTGCTGTGATGTCCATGTCTCGGTATTGCGACTCACCATCGGAGTAGAGTGCGACTACCGAATCTTCTGAGCTGCCGACGTGTATGTCTGCGCTTGTGCCCAATGGTAAATCTACCGAATCTCCTTTTTGTGGCCAAGGTAATGCGCTAGTGAAATAGTCGTGCTTTTTCGCACGCTTAAAAGGTGTACTTTTGCACTGATCAGCAGCGTTTGTGTCGCTAAGCGTATCAGGGCCGTCGTCTGTATTAACATTCCACGAATCCGTGAGATTTTCGTCCCTGAACCAGTCGTTGTATATAAGCGCCATTGCTCTGAACGGCAATGAACTTATTTGGTGGGCGTTCGGTGACTCGCCAATTGGTAGTCCGAAGTAATCCCATAACCTACCGGTTACCGCTTGTGCGCTACTGCCAGCTACGTCTGGAATTGTGAAATCGATTGAATCGCCGGGGTCTACCTGCGCGCCCATAAACTTTTCGAAGTTTGTCCAAAGAATTCGATAGGGCACGAAGAAATAAAACGTATCGATATACAGTGAGTCCATCAACGGGTGCAATGGAGTAGCAAGCCTAGCGACTATGGTTGTTTTTACATTCCAGCTGTCTCCTGGTATTACGTCCCAAGGCTCCGCCATCGGTACGAGAAAGTCGGCGTCAAATGTGGTTTTAAGGCCGTGTGACAGATCGAACGTTGATCGTGGTATATCCGCTCTCGGGACTTGCCCGAAACTGTGTTGGCTTTTGCCGACTTTTGTACGTTGTGCCATTTAGGTGCCCTCTGTTGCGAGTTTCAGGTCTGCTTGTTTTGGACTGCGGTCTGATGCTACGCACTCCAATCCGGTTGTCAGTTTTTCGAGTTCTTCGCCTTCCATTTTTCCGGTCGTGTCATTGAACGATCCGATTCTGTACAGGGTGTAGTCCTCTGGATGTTTGCCGACTTCGTGGTCGGCATCTGTTGCTATGTCTTTAAAGCCTCGGACGGCTTGTCCGTCTGCTTGAGAGAAAAAAGGGCGCATGTATACGCCCGAAGCTACGTCGTAGATTGTGTATGCGTTGAGTTTCATTTTTTATCCTTTTGAATATTTATCT